CGCCTCGAGGTCTGCCTTCGTGATGAAGGAGTAACAATCCATTGTCGCCTCGTGCTGAACCTTCAGCGGATGCGTGCTTAGGTTCACGCGATAATCCTGCTCAGCGAGGTTGCAGTACCCCGTGTAGACAGCGCCCGGCTCGTGCGCGTCGAGTATTAGATTGAGCGCAGCTTGGTCGGGCCGAGCATCATCCGAGATGATTCCGATGAGGTCGTGCTCGGATTCGGCAACGATGCCCGCGATCACGTCAACGAGTTGGCGCTCGGTGTAGTTCTTCGCCCAGACCTTATCAATCTTGAGCGCTGAGATAGCGTCGACACATTCTGTGATGCGCCGCGGGTTCATCACGATCAATAGTGGCTTAGGCAATGGTGGCCCACCGCTTACGCATATTTTCGCGCTGCCCCAATAATCTGCCCCAGCGTTCCCAGACGTCAGCGCCTAGCATCGTCGCATGATAGGCAGCTGGCAGCGAATCGTCGCGGTGCTGATTCGACCCGAGCAGGCGGGCGGGCGCGCCTGCGACCTTGGCGAACGGCACGACATCCTTGACGACGCTTGAGTTGAATCCGACCATCGCGCCTTCGCCGATGATAGTCCACGGGTGAGTTACGACGCCCTGCCCGAACGTCGCTACCTCATCGATGATTGTGAATCCTCCGAGGATGCTGAAACTACCGAGCGTCACCCCATCACCAATCTGCGAGTCGTGGGCGATATGCGCGCCAGCCATCAGCAGCACATCTTCGCCGATCATTGTTTCGCAGGTGAGGCCTTGATGGACTTGTACGAATTCTCGAATACATGCACGATTTTTGATACGGACGCCGACGCCTCGGTCGGGAGAGTTGAGGCTGCACGGATACGATCCGCGATGCTGTGCTGGCGCGCCGATGACAGCGTGAGCGCCAATGTAGACGTCATCGCCGATGCAGAGTGGGCCGGTGAGAACTGCGTACGGCTCGATCTTGACATTGTTGCCGATCTTGACATCTCCAAGAATCTTTACGGTCGCGTCAATCATGCTGCTGAAATCTCCTGTAGGGTTGCCGTCACTCGGTGCTCTAGGTTCATATCGTGATCACCGCTTGTGATGCGTCGCGACATATCCTTGAGACTAAGCTGCAGCGGCGTCTGATCGGAAGTGGTAACGAGTTGATTCCACTCGCCGGAGTCACACGTTCCGGTGACGCGCAACCATCGGCGCGGCTCTGTCGCGTCCGTACGCGCTTTCAGTATCGCTGCTGCATCATCTGTTTCGAGATGGACGAACAGGTGGTGATCGCCGGCGTCGACGCTGGCAACGCGCCAAGCTTGTGGACTGAGCGCGTGCAGTAGCGCGATGTCGTGAACCATCACGTCGGAAAGGATTGAAGCGGTTGATCGCGTACCGACCGAGAACCGTTCCGCCTCCACGCTCACGATGTTGCCGCGCTTGTCAGAAGCGTCGAGCATCCGCCGGAAGGGTGCAGCGTGCCGCATCGTGTAATCAATCACTGCGACGCGGCGCTTCCTGCGCGCGAGCGCATCAATGCTTTCCAGATCCGCTACACGCATCACGCCCGGCTTGGCCATCATGACGTTCGCGTGGCGGGAAAGAGCCATCAGCGCGGCCTCATACTGCGTTCCGATTGGCGAAGCGATCACGACCAGATCGGGCGGCACAAAATCTAGAGCATCCTGAAGGGTGCGGAACGTATACAGGTTGGCGGAGCGTGCAGCTTCGCGCCGACTAGCGGAGGGGTCATGCACTCCGGCGACGAAGTATGCTGGGTCGGCGAGCAGGTTCCGCGTCAACACTTCCCCCCAATAGCCGTAACCCGAGACGATGGTGCGGATCACGCCCACGAGTTCGCTAGCCTGATCTTGAGATCCCACTCAGCATCAACGGGTACGCCATCCTCGCTGACGCCTTCCCACCGATCCCTGAAGATCGCGTTATTGGCACGATGCGTGCGCTTATTGCCTTGCAGGTAATCTTCTGATGAGTTGATGGTGCTGGAGTTCTCGTGCTGGACGTGCGCGCCAGACGAGCGGAACTCAATACCCCGGTTGATTGCGCGGGCCTGCCAATCAACATCCTCCATGTAGGCAGGGTAGAATCGTTCGCAGAATAATCCGACACGACTGATGGCTTCTGCGCTGATCCAAGTGCAGCACCACGGCGGAACGCCTGCCTGCACAACTTCCGCGCCTTCCGTGTCGGCGCTGAAAGCTTCGTAAGCACCATCCGTGAACCATGCATCAGAGTTGAGTAGCAACCAGCCGTTCGCGTGCGCGGTTGCCTTGATTCCAAGATTCCAACTCGTCGCGACACCGAGGTTGGAAGGCATCGGCCAAACGTATACGCGCCCTACATTCTGGATTGCGCCATTTGCTGACCAAGCCCTGACGTCATCATCCGATAGTTTCCCACCATTGTCGATAACGATCAACGTGTCAACGGTGCCGAGGCTGCGCACGGCGCGCTCAAGTAGGTCGTAGCGGTTCAGCACCGGGATGATGACCGTTTCGATCATGGCTGCCATGCCGCCAGCTGCTCAAGGGCCGGACGCCAATACTTCGCATACACAAGATCAGCGTCATAGTCAGCAGCGAACGCCACTGCCTTTTCGCTTGTGCCGCGCTGGGCCGCGTAAGCATTTTCCAGCGAGTCCACGATGCGTGGAATCATCGGAGTCGCGAACCACGCTTCCTGAAAAGGATCCCACAACGGCTGTACCTCAACTGCCCACCCATCACCGACGAGTTCTGTCTGGGCTGTCCAATCACTGACGATCACGCGGGTTCCGCACGCCTGCGCCTCGATCACGGGAACGCCGAAGCCCTCACCTGCTGATACAGCAAGCAGCACATCCGCGGCAGTATAGAGCGCGGCGAGCGCCTGCTGGGGAAGGTTCATCTTGTAGAGGTACTGATCAACGAAGCGCACCTGATCCGGCGCGATGCCACAAGCTTTGATCAGTGCTGGCAAATCAACGCCCGTTGAGATTGCGGATAGTTCCGTATGCAGATACAGCACCGCATCAGGATGATTCTTCGCGAAGATGCCGAACGCCAGCAGGTTCTCGCCGAAGCATTTACGAACCGGGGTGCGGCCCTTATTGGCTGAGTTCATCATCACGACGAAACGATCCTCGTCAACGCCGATCAGTTCGCGGCCTGTGACGGAACGGCCTTCAGCGTCGGCGAATGATGGCGTCGGTCGGAACACGGGTTCGACTGCGTGCGGAATGTAAATCGATTCGACGCCGCCGTCTGCAAACATCCGCTCGGCGAAGCGACTCATCGCCAACGCCTTGACGTTCGGACGGCTCACCCACGCGGCAACCTTCGGCGGTGCAGGCTGATGGTCGACGGGTGCCCACGCCGCAATCTTCGGGATGTCGCGGATGCCGGGATTCTCAAGCGCCCACACATCGAACAGGACGACGACGAGGCTCGGCAGGTCACTGCCATGCGCCCAATGCTGAGAGTGAGCCTTCAGGATGTCATCGGAATACCCGCTCGACCCAGTCGGATACAGCTTCACGCCGCCCATCCAAGAAGTCTCCGCACCCTGCAACCCGTAGTTACACGCGATGGCGACCTCGTGCGTATCAGCAGCCATCCGCGACACAACCTGCGCAGTCTGCACGCCGTAGCCCGTAGGGGCGAACGGCGCATTCGAGCTGAAGAGGATACGCTGCCTCGTCACACTCGGCGGCTCAGAACCCGCCTCGGGCGGAGAGCCGCCGCCTTTCGCAAGCTTGCGGCGAGTTGCCCTGTTCGTCATGATCCCTCCCGATCAACGTAGTGGCTACCCGGCATCACCGCCGGGTAGCCACCGATTGTACCTACCGGTTAGGACGCGCCACCGATGAAGTGATTGACGTGCGTCGCCTGCGGCAGGTTGCCGTCGAGGCGGTAGATCACGCGCAGCGTAACGAGATCAGTGGAGAACGCGAAGTCGTCCGACCGATCCACGCGGATGCCGCCTACCGTGCGCACGTAGTACGACGGCAGGTGTCCGAAGAGGACAGACTTGGCAGCCGTTCCAGCGTCCGCGATGGCGGGATTCTCGTACAGCGGGTACCCGAGGAGGGTATCCGGAGTGCCGACGGCGAGCGACGGCTGGAAGACGTACTGACCAGCCGTGTCCTTCAGCTTGCGAGTCTTGCCGATCGAAGCGCCGTTCATCATGAAGCCTGCGCCCGGAAGCATCCGAGCCGCACCGTCCACGCTGTAGACGAGATCGATCAGGTTGTCGGCGGTGAACAGGCCACTCGTGGCCGTCGCGCCGGTGATGCCCAGCGTCGACGCGCCGACGATGCCCTGCGGCTCGACGGTACCCGTGCCGACCGTCAGCTTCGAGTTCACGTTGAACCCGATGCCCTGACCGACCTGATCGGCAAGGAAGCCGAGGATGTCGACGCCAGAATCCTCGATCATCTCACGCGAGACCTGCGTGATGTACGAGAACTTGAAGGCACTCATCGTGATGAACGCGGAGAATGCCGGATCGGACTCACCGATGGTTCCGGCCTGACTTGCGACCGTCGCACCGCTGTACGTGTTGATTCGCGGAATCTGAAGATTCTCGCCGCCAGCCGTCTCGATGATGGTCGAGGTGGCAAGCATCGGGCCGACGAGTCGGGCCTTGAGGATGATCTGATCGTAGAAGCTCGTAGGAACGGGAGCCCCTGTGCTTGACGTGAGGACGTCGCGCTTCTCGAAGTTGGCGCTGCGGATCTCGCCGCGGGTGAGGGCACGCACCATCTCGGTGTCGTCGGCCTCGGAAGCCGGGGCGACCTCGTCGGTGCGGACGTTGGCGGCCACGGCGTCGAGGCGCTGCGCGCGCTCTTCGTCCTTCGTCATCTGCTCGATGACGCGGGCGCGGTTGTCCATGTCCTCGGAGATGCGATCATAAATCACGTTCTCCTCGGCGGTCAGGTCGCGCGACTCAGCCGCAGCTGCGTCGAGCAGGTTCTTCGCCTCTTCCCACGCGGATGCGCGGAGATCGGTCTGTCGCTTGAGATACTCGTTCATGAGTGTCTGATCCTTTCAAGAATCAAGGGTTGGCCTAACGGATTCCGGCGCGGCTCCGCACCCGGCACGCCTGACGCGGCTCCGCAGATCAGACAACCCAAATAGTATCAGGCCAGAAGTATGATTAGACGCGCGCGAAGAGGAGATCAAGCTGCTTACGCTTCATCTCAAGCGACGCCTTCGCATCCGACCCGATGGTCGTATCGGCACGCAACTTCTGCACGACACTCTCAATCAGCATTGCGGCCTCATCATCAAGCATCTCGCCGGCCTCAAGTTTCGTGATCGCCGCATCCAACAGGGACGCATCCGCGCCCGTCGCT